GCCTTTGACTGGCGCAATCACGAAACCGGCTTCGATGTGGCCGCATTTCGCAAGCAAGCAAAGTCGGCACCAGCGCCAGAAACGGCCTTCGGCACTGTCGGCGGGACGATTCACGGCATGGGCCGACTGATGGACGTCAAGCCTCGGACGCTGATCCATGTCAGCCGGGCAAAGAGCAGGGCCGACAGCGTGCTGGCGCCAAAACCGGCGCTGGCAAAGCATGTCAGCAAGGCAAAGCAAATGAATAGGAACTGATGTTCCGTCAAAGCAAAACGCCAGCGGATCAGGCTGGCGCTTCTAACCAAAACCACTAAGAAGGAGTGATATGGCTGATTTGATTTTAGATGGATATGAGCGGTTTGTGAAGTCTAAGAGGCGCTCAGAGGCGGCAACCGGGCACAAGCCCGGCGAGCTGAACGAACATCTTTTCGACTTTCAGCACGCCATTGTTTCGTGGGCTGTACGTAGGGGGCGTGCCGCCATCTTTGCCGACACCGGTCTGGGAAAGACCTTGATGCAGCTTGCGTGGGCGTCAGAGGTTGCAACGCATACCGGGATGCCGGTGATGATTCTGGCGCCTCTGGCCGTATCAGAGCAGACGATTGAGCAAGGCTCTACGTTCGGCATCCACATCGAAAAACACACCGGCGCCGATGTATTTGGCCCGCATGTTTACATCACCAACTACGAGCGCATCGACTCGGTTGATTTTGCCCAGCTTGGCGGGCTGGTGCTGGATGAATCATCCATCCTGAAAGCTCACGACGGGAAGACCCGCACCAAGATCATTGAATCGGCTCAGGGCGTGCCGTATCGCCTGAGCTGCACCGCCACGCCCAGCCCTAACGACTTTGAAGAGCTTGGCAATCAATGCGAGTTCTTGGGCGTCATGACTCGCGCGGAGATGTTGGCGACGTATTTTGTCAACGATACCGGAGACACCGGCACATGGCGGCTCAAGGGTTGGGGCGCATCAAAGTTTTGGGAATGGATGGGCCATTGGGCGGTGGTGGTTCGCAACCCTGACGACATTGGATTTGACGGATCACGCTACATCCTGCCTCCCATTCAATACACCGAGCATGTTGTCCAGACTGAAAGCCTCGACGGCGATTTGTTTGGCCGCCCAGCCATGGGCCTGGCTGAACGTCGCAAAGCCCAGCGAGACAGCATCGAAGCCCGCTGCGCGGAATTGGCCGCCGTCGTCAATGCCGACACATCCGAGCCGTGGTTGATCTGGTGCCACCTGAACGACGAGGCCGAACGGCTCCAGCAGTTGATTCCTGGCTCGGTCAACGTCCAAGGCTCAGACAGTCCCGAATTCAAAGCCAAGCACCTGCTCGGATTTGCGCACGGCGATTTTCGCGTGCTGATCAGCAAACCAAAGATCGCCGGGTTTGGCATGAACTGGCAGCACTGCGCACGCATGGCATTCGTTGGCCTGGATGACTCCTTTGAAAAGTTCTATCAAGCGGTGCGGCGCTGCTATCGATTCGGGCAAAAGCGGTCGGTTCATGTTCATTTGTTCACAGCAGAGAACGAGGGCCAGATCCTTGCAAACCTGAAACGAAAAGAGATTCAACACCACGAAATGAGCGCAAACATGGTCGAACACATGAAGGACATCATGAATAACGAATTGGCAGGTCAGGAAAACATCGTCGATGAATACCGCGAAGATACCGTAACTGGTGACGGCTACACCGTGCATCTTGGTGACTGCGTGAAGTGGGCACGACGCATGGCCGATAACTCGATTGACTACTCGGTTTTTTCACCGCCGTTTGCCGATCTGTTTGTTTACTCCAACTCAGATCACGATATGGGCAACTGCAAAGACGACGATGAATTTGTCGCTCAGTTGCGGTATCTGATTTCCGAGTTGTTCAGGGTGCTGAAGCCAGGGCGAAATGTCTCATTCCACTGCATGAACCTGCCGACGACCAAGATGCGGCAAGGGTTTATTGGCATCCGTGATTTCAGGGGCGCATTGATCCGAGCCTTTGAGGACGCCGGGTTTATTTATCACTCCGAGGTCTGCATCTGGAAAGACCCGGTAGTGGCCATGCAACGCACCAAGGCGCTCGGACTGCTGCACAAAACCATTCGTGAAAACAGCACCATGAGCCGCATGGGCCTGCCTGACTACGTGGTGACGATGCGCAAGCCTGGCGACTGCGAAGAGCGCGTTACTCATGGCGATGATCTGCCAGTATTGCTCTGGCAAAAATACGCGTCACCCGTCTGGACTGACATCAACCAAGGCCGCACGCTGAACAAGCTTCCAGCGCGGGACGAGAACGACGAAAAGCATATGTGTCCTCTCCAGCTTGATGTGATCGAGCGGTGCATCCATCTTTGGACAAACAAGGGCGACTTGGTTTTTTCACCGTTCACAGGAATTGGCAGCGAGGGCTATTGCGCCGTCAGGATGGGCCGTCGATTTGTAGGGGCGGAGCTTAAGCCGCAGTATTTTGAGCTTGCATGTCTGAACATTGAAGACGCCACAAAAGAACAGTGCGGCCTTTTCGAGCAGATCAAGGAGGCCGCGTGACCTTGCGCATCAAGGGCTGGGAGCAATTCCAGCATTTCAAAGACCGGCGCCCGCCGTGGATCAAGCTGTACCGTGATTTGCTTGACGATATCCAGTGGCACGAACTACCAGCACAGTCCGCCAAAATTTTGGTGATGCTCTGGCTCATAGCGAGTGAAAACGATGGATATCTGCCAGAGACAAAAACACTGTGTTTCAGGCTGAGATGCACAGAAAAGGTGCTGATACAGAGTGTCTCAGAGCTTTCTCACTGGCTGGACACCGTGATATCACCGCGATATCACGATGGGACACTAGAGACAGAGACAGAGACAGAGACAGAGAAAGAGACAGAGAAAGAGACAGAAGGTAGCTCCGCGCCGCTTTGCGTCGCTCTGCCTGCCATCGTTTCACTTCCGCTGAACGACAGGACTGACTTTGACGTAAATCAATCCCATGTCAGCGAATGGGAATCCGCCTACCCGGCTGTTAACGTGGTTCAAAAGCTGCGGGAAATGCGCGCCTGGTGCTTGGCAAACCCAACAAACCGCAAAACCAGGCGCGGCATTGAATCGTTCATCAATCGCTGGCTGGCGAAAGAGCAAAACCGATCAGGGCGGAATGATCGGCACGAAACCTTCGCCGAGCGCGACGAACGAAACGCGAAGGAAAAGTGGCAACGGATGACTGGCCGGCAGCATCCAGACTTGACGAACGGACTGCCGCAACACCTGAACATCATCGAAGCCGACACCGTGAGGATTGCAGCATGAGTTTGTCTGTCAAAGCTGTGGATCGCCTTTTCCAGCGCCTGAACGCCACCTATGGCACCGAGTTTTTGAACCGCTACAAAGGCACGCCTGAGAGCGATTTGAAGGCCGTCTGGGCGCATGAGTTGGACGGGTTTGAAAACCACCTGCAGGCGCTGGCTTGGGCGCTGGAAAACCTGCCAGAGCGGGCGCCGAACGTTATCGAGTTCCGCAATCTGGCCAGGCGGGCGCCGACGCCTGAATTGCCGCGATTGCCCGAGCCGAAGGCCGATCCTGAGCGTGTTGCCGCAGAGCTTGCCAAGCTGGTGCCGGTTCGTGCAGCAATTTCCGAATCCACGGATGGCCGCGAATGGGCAAGGCGAATCATAGGCCGGTTTGATGCAGGCCAGCGAATCAATCCAACGACGCTCGATTTCGCACGCGATGCGTTGGGTATTGATAAACCGAAAAAAGAAGATTCGGAGGTGTTTTGATGCGGGACAGATACAACGCCGAAGAGCTGGCCGCTGCTGCTGTGCTGGATTACGTTCGTGCCGGTGGCGATGTGCCGGAAGCTGCCATCAAGCGCGCCCTTTGGGTTCTTGGTGACCTGGTTGGTGCGTGATGAATGTGCCAATGCTGCGACCGAACCAGAGCCGGCCCGGCGTATCCGGTTCACTGCCCGACCTGCATTTACTGCGGTGCCCGGCTGATCTGGCGCATCCAACGTCTGCCAATTGCCCGAGAGGACAAGATCAAGCGCTGCCGTCAGGTGCTGGCCGATTGGATGGCGCACGGTCACAGCGAGCAGGAAATCAGGCGGCTGGCGAAGTTGGACGCGATGCCGATTGCAGAGTTATCCACAGAACCGCGCAAGCGTGGGGGGTGAAATGATCGTATCCCTGCCATTCCCAGCGCCCGAGCTTTTTCCTAACCGGAAAAACGGGAAACACTGGACAACGACAAGCAAAGCCAAGCAATCGGCCCGCGAATGGGCCGAGAAGGCGTCTAAACAAGCCCAGGGCGCGTTTATTCCGGGCGGTGGCACCCTACCCCTATCCATCGTGTTCGTTGCCCCTGACGGGCGGCATCGCGACCTGGACAACTGCCTCGCCGCTGCAAAACCGCAAATTGATGGGATCGCCGACGCTCTGGGGGTGAATGACCGGCGGTTCCGTCCGATCCTTGTTGACTACATCCGAGGCGATGCGCCGGGGGCGATGATCGTGGCGGTCGGGGTGCGGATCGAAACCATGCAGGTGATGACCGAATGAAACAGCAACCGCACGACGCAGCCGTCGCATTCATCTATTCCAATGCTCCGGTATTCGCTCAGGCTAAAGCAAATCGCGTGTATCTGGAGGAGTTTCGCAAGAGTAAGAAGGCGCTTTTGATGAACGAGTGCGACGCTCAAACCGTAAACGCTCGCGAGCAATACGCCTATTCGCATCCTGAATACCTCGCGCTTCTAGAAGGCCTGAAAGCAGCTGTAGAAACTGAGGAAACGCTGAAATGGCAGATGACATCGGCACAGGCTCGGATTGAAATATGGCGGACGGAATCGGCCAATAACCGAAGCATTGATAGGGCGACGCAATGAGAAACGCAGACAAGCGACACATGGGCCGCGTAGCAGAACTGCCATGCGCGTGCTGTGGCGTCCAAGGCGTGCAGGTTCACCACATTCGAGAAGGGCAAGGCATGGCGCAGCGTGCATCAAATTTCCTGACGATCCCGCTTTGTGAGCCGTGCCATACCGGGCCGCGAGGCATCCACGGTGACAAATCCATCATGCGAACGCTCAAGCTGTCCGAGTTGGACATGCTGGCAAACACCATCGAGGCACTATGCGACCAGTAGGCAAACATATCCGCGCAGCATTGGAGCGATCAGATGCGCTAAGGCGATGGGCAATAGCGTCCGAGCTGACAGCAGGTCTTGGGATATTGTCAACCGCCAGCACCAGAATCTGCCGCCGCGCCGTCTGGTATGGGCTTGCAGAGGTAGACGAAACCGCCAGACCGCTGAAATTCAAAGCATTGCCAAATTGGCGACACAGAATCAATATGCCGCACATATCAACAGGCAAGATTGATGAAAAAGCAGACGCATTCAAGCGCGCGCGGGATCGCCTGCCGGCAAAGATCATCAATAGCGTTTGGAGTTTGTCAAATGCGTGAGAAGAATCAGCAGGACGGGCAACAGATCGAGCGCGTGCCACTGGAGGCGCTGCAATTCTGGGAAAAGACAAAGCAGGGCGACTCGTTTGCAAAAGCGAAAGAGCGCGCAACAGGCAAGGCGAACGGTTTTGGTCGCGTAAGGATTGCCGAGCAGTTGCCATCCGCAACGCTGACATCCAACGCTGGCGACTTCTACCACTGGACACAGTGCCGCCGCCTGACGCTGCGCGAGTCAAAGCGCCTAGGCAGCTATCCAGACGACTACCGCGCCAAGACCGACAAGATCGGAAAATACATGATCGGCATGAGCGTGCCGCCGAAGATGACCGAGCAGGTTGCACGGGCAGTCATTGACCAGTGGTTGAAACCATGCCCAGCCTAACCCCCCAGCGCGAGAAGTTCGCCCAGGCTGTGGCC